TCAGTCAGTGTGCCAAATGTTGCAAATTCAGAGCGTCCACTGTAATCACCGCCACGGATTTCAAATTGATAACCAAGGCTTTCCCAGCCTTTGTCCGATACGTTGAAGGTTGCTTTCTTCAGGACTACTGGATAAGTACCAGCTGGGATTGGTGCAGGACCGTTGGCGCTGTCTTTGCGTGGGTCAAAGCCCTCTTTTTTGATTGATTTTGCGATATCTAGTAAGCTCATGTGTATTCTCCTTTATTTCTTAAAATAGTTCATCATCAGAGGCAACTTCTTTCTTAGGCGCCTCTTTTGGCTTTTCGGTTTTCGCTGGTTTAGTTGTCTTAGCTGCTTCTTTCTTTTGCGCTGGCTTACCTTTTGCAGGTTCAACAGCCCCACGGATAGTTGCTAAGATTTTCAAAATAGCCTTGTCATCAACATGGTTCACATAGTAGGTCTTACGCTTGCGGTCAACCTCACGGTTGTAGTTGTTGCCGAGTTTTTCAGTGTGGATCATCAAATCAGAGTTTCCATTGATAAGATTGACATACTTATCTTTCAAGCTTGGTTTGTCTTTGGTGGCATTGCCATTGTCATCATATTCAGATACCTGACGGCTGATGTAAATAACATTCATTGGCAATGCTTTGAGGTCAATGACTAATTCTGTGATAGCTTGGTTAAAGAAGTCGTATCCTTTGCCGTATGGAATTTCCGACAAGGATTTCAAGCGAGGTTTACCAACTGGGGTTAATTCATCACAAACTGCAATCTTAATCATTTCAATAACATCGTCAATTACATCAATAACGACTGTTTCATAAGAGTGCTTCTGTGTCTGGAGAGCAAGCAAGATATCTCCAAGCTGCTTAATTACTGAATTGGTAATTCGTCCCTTGTCATCTTTTTCATTGATCAGCTGAATGCTTGGAACCGTGTTAGCTTCTGCATTCCCGTCTGTGTTCAAAACGATTGGATTTGGGAATTCATTTGCAAGATAAGACTTTCCGCTCATGGTTTCACCGTAGATGAAAAAATTTCGTGGGGTATCTTTAGGAACTTGTGGTTTATTTGCTGGAAGTGTAAATGCCATAATTATAATCCTCCCAAAATATCTTCGATTAAATCTTCAATGGATGGAAGATTATGCTTGATAGGTTCAACTTCTGATCCGTTCGGATAGCTCATCTTGTATTCAATTTCCAGGGCGACAATCTCACAGTCAAAAGCTGCAGCGAGAGCCTTGTAGGTCTTTTTGTCTCCTTCATATTTTTCACGGGGGATTTTTAAACAGTGAGTGATGCAGCAATATTCTGCTTGAAAGGCTAGGCTCCCACGATCTTTGTAAGATTCAAGAAATTTTCCGGTTTTACGGCTACGAAATACGATCATTTCAGTTTTTTTGTTCATTTTGTTTTCCTCTTTTTTTACTTTCTTTATAATAAAATTCGATAATATTCACATCATGCTGCTGCCGTGAACCAGTCACGCGCCACAACAATTGACGATAGTCATCATATTCACCAGAAGACTTATCCACCGGATCCAGCACGACAACCGTTTGATATTTATGCTGCAGACCATCAACCCCCACTCCAAGAACTTGACTGGTAGCAACCACGATTTTCTTATCAAGTCCTTCTTGGATATCGCCCGTCCAGATTCCAATTTCAGGGTGGCGCTCGCGAATGACGTTGACAATCTGCTTAGACTTGCTGACAATCAGCATGTCATGAGGTGCTCTCTCAATCAAACCGTCTAGCTTTAGCATGAGAGGGGTATCAGCGTTAACTGGTTTCAACTTTGGAAAATCAACGGTCACACCAGTTTGATTTAGGTACTGTTCAAAGGTCTTGCGACCAAAGGACTGTTTGGCCATAGCCGTCTTGTCTCCAACAGTGACCAGGTTAAGCTGCCTAAACTCAGCTAATTTCTCAGGGTTTCCAGCTTTAACTGTGACTGGATAGAACTTGGTTTCAAAACCGTTATTTTCAGTGGCATTCTCAATCTTTTCAATGTCTTCCCAGCGGAAGAAGTTCGGCAAGTTTGAGATATAACTTTCATAATTCCTGAAATCTTCCCACTTCTCTTTTGAGTAGCTGAATGGATCATAGACCATTTTCCCATGAGTCTTTTGCCAGTCAAATTTATTATTTGGGGTTGCCCAACCAAATACCGTTTTTTCAAGCGGATAGAAATTTTGTCCTTTTTTTCGGATTGGTGTCGCTGAAAGACCTATCGTGTATTTTCGCTTTATTTTGCGATATAAGGCCACTTGTTTGTCAGACGACATATTCTGCCATTCGTCTACTATCAGCACATCACAATCTAATTTATGCCCCTTTTTGACTTGATTTTGAAGATATCTATCCGTTTGAATGATAATCTCAACATCTTTATCAAAATTCATAAACTTGACTGCATCAATCCAACCATTCAAGATTGCCAATCTGTTGTTCGTGATGATAATTTTCTTAGCCTTTTTATGTTTTGAGATAGCTAGAGCGCATATAGTTTTACCCCTACCCCCTAAAGCTTCAAGAAAAATTCCATTTGATAAGTGGTCACTTCTTTTGACTGCTTCAGCTTGCCACTTCCTTAACGTTATTGTTATACTCACTCACCACCTTCCCAATATCTTGAATTACTTCTTCAATATCATTTCTCATTGCCCAAAATAATCCAAGTCTTGCTGCCGCTCTGACATCCTGGTGGTGGCTTTTCTCGAATTTCCATAATCCCAAAATTTTTAATAACTCATTTGGAACATCTGATTGATACCCCGCGTTTCGTTGCAATACGGATTTTGGAAAAAGAATTTGAAATAAAGCTATTGTCTCAAGAACCGAATTATCTTTTGATTTATCGTTGTCTCTAGCTTCAAATTTCTCAATAACGACTACATCAGCTTGTAGGAAACGCCCCACTTCTTCAAACCACTTACGGATGTCATGAATTTTTGCGGAGGGTACCACCCAATGATCTACTAATTTTGCGTTATCGAGTAAAACTATGCCATTTGTGCTATCTACAGCCTTTGCGCTACCAGGATCAATTGCTAAAATTTTCATCAAACACCAACTTTCTCAGTCAGCACTCCTGGATAAAGGGCCGTGTTAAACCAATTTTGTTTATTTACCTTTGCAAAGGCAAATAGCGCCTTAATTTCTTTTGCTTGTTTTTCAAATCTTCGAATATCTTCCTCCGATTCAAAAATAGGTTTTTCCTTGTATTTAGCGACTGTGACCAGCTTGTACTCCGGAGTAAATACCGGCTTTTCATTTCCTTGATCAAGATTTGTTTCGTCTACTTTCACAAAACGAATCGCAACATCGAATAGAAATCCTTCTGTAACAAGTACTTCAATCGATTCTGGTCCAATCACAACTGCTAGTGAATCCGTTACTCGTGTTTTGTTCATCAATTCCATTACTTAATCCTCAAACTTCTACTTTCTTGCAAGGTAGCACCCTTGACCTTCTTGCCTGCATTCAATACTTCCTTAATTGCGTTTTTATCAGGTTTTTTAGTGATTACAAAATATTTCTTTGGCAATAACTCTTCGTCAACAACCACGGATGGTTGATTTTTTGCCAGATAAACAGTAAAAAGTAACCCTTTAACCTTGTTATGTCCGGTGATTTCAAAAGCACCTTGCAAGCCAGTTTTAAGCTGTGTGATGTCATTATCAATCGACTTACATCGTGCAGTCAGACGATCAATCTCTTCTTTAAGCTGTTTCTTATCAGCTTCTTTATTTTTGATAACCTTGACCGTATTTTCGACTTTCTCCTCAAACTGGTCAGTCCAATCAATCGAATCCAGGGTATCAGCTTTTGTTTCTTCGTCCAGCCCTTCCATATCATTGATTTGTTTAAAAATCCCTGTTAGTTCGTATAAACTAGCCATTTTTTTCTACCTCTCTGATTTTGTTTGTAAGTTTTGTTAGTCCAATACCAGATTTGGTCAAATCAGCGTTGGACGTGAATAGATGATTTTGATTCATTCTAGCGATTTCATTTTTAGATAAACATGCCAGGTTTGAAATATCATAGTTTGTTTTATCGCCGTCCAGAAAAACGATTGAGTACCCTTTTGGTATCGGCCCGTGATGTTCTTCCCACACTTTACGATGTTTCAAAACCCATTGATTAGGTTCTCCAATTTTTTCTTTCGGATAACCATCTGTTGTGTAGTTGATAGTGCCGACAGGTACATAATTTGGAGGCCTATTACCTTTTTTGAAGTAACCACTATTAGGTGGCCTGTTCGGAAACTTCTTCCCTTTGTTGTAAGGAGTCTGACCTTTCTCGAATCTTCCCGTCAAACCACTATGTAGATTATTATTTCTCCGATAACTCTTAATCTGTTTCTCCGTTAGCGATAAGCCAAATTTTTGGT